CGCCAGGAACGCACTATCATGCGCCAAGGGATAAAAGGAATCCACCAACACCCCATCAATGACTTGAACATGCGCCTGCATGTTAAAATCCTGGGGGGCCGTTGGTTTAAGAAACCCATACATCCCATTAGGTGCAGGAAGCGTCCTGGCCTGTGCTGAGGTTGCCAACTCCGAAAAGGCACCAGTACGGATAAAATCCATCCAGGTGTTATCAACAGGGAGTTGTACCCCAACAATCTTTCCTTGCGCATTAATTGGCGCGGCCTCGTTTGTGTACATCAGAGATGCACTTATGATTCTTGAACTACTCGCCGACAGAACATTAAGATCATAGTGTGGAACACACAAATGACGAAATGTGGAGAGCGTGGAAAAGTAGATCATACTGGCAGTAACGATGTTACCAGCAGAAACGTCCAAAAACGTAACTGAATAGTAACCTGACTTGGGCGGATTAAACCCAAAAGTGGAAGGACCACTAGATGCAGACATGGTGGCTTTCCCAACCCCTATCTGCATACCGTTATCTGACCAATAATCAATCAACAACCCCTGATTGTACGAGTTTGCGGAGGTTAATGTGATGGCAAGAGTGGAATTGATAGAACCATCCCCATCAAGCCAAAACCACCTCCGCATCTCATCACGAGGCGCAGCCCCGGCAAACCACATAGACCCATGCGGAGCATAGGACGTGGTTGCCAGGGCATAAGGAACCTTAAGTGGTATCACTTCGCCAGTAGAACTGGCGGTAAGAGGCCACGATGCGGCGGGAGTGGTGGGACCAGTTTCTGTCACACTCCCAACGCCATAAAAAGTGTATTGGAACTCCTGTGCCGTGGGGTTCGGGTCATAAATGACCATAGCACGCTCAGCACACCTGAAGAGAAATGCAAGCATCTGATCAACAGGGAGCTGAGAGAAAGTCTGAGAGACAGTCTGCTCATTGGTCCAAGGTGCGGCGGTGATCGTCCAAGGCGCAGCCAAGGCTGTCGGCATCGAACTATACATACTCGTCCACCTAACAGGGGGATTGTCTTTTGGAGCGGTAAGGGCTATAACGATCTCAGTAAACTCAGACCCGAAACCACCCGGTAGGGAGGACAAGGTTCTTCCCATCTGTCTCCTTGACTGGCGGTTCGCGTTTTGCGTTCTGCCCATCATCTGAGACACCACTGGGGCCATTTGCCTTGCCCTGTTTCTCCGGTTTCTCCGCCTCTTCTTTTTTTCCACCGTTTGTACTGGCAGGAAGCACGGTCTCCACCACAATAGGGGCACGGCTCCTCCTGGGAGGTCTGGGTGCCCTTTGGGGTAAAACCACTAATTCCGACATTCCGCTTATACATACGCACTGGTTAACTCTTTTTGTTAAAGGACGCAACAGGGCAACTGTTAACGGAGTGTCAAGGACTTCTCCAATGTCCATTGTTGCGTCTAACCCGCGTTTTACATCACGTAGGGCAGTTTCCCACCCATGCCAGAATGCACACGCCCATTCAAACGGCGGAATCCAAGGCTGAGAAGCCTTATTCCCACTCATAAAGACATAATTCCGTTTCTCTAGCTTTCGCAGCTGATCAGGATTGAGAAACCAATCTAGGCCAGAGGTCTCCTCCTCTGCAATGCAGTGTGCCTTGAGATAGTCTTCTATCTCTATATACAGTGAAGGCCCATTAAAGGTAGACAAAATCAGTAACGAACGAACTTTAAGGAACTCTTCAATTGCCGACATGCCCTTCTTACTGTAACATATACCTGACCATATCCTCCGAATGTCATATACAGGCACATACGTTCCATATTCCGAAAGAGCGACCGTCCCACCAAGGAACGTCATCCCCTCCCAGCAGGAGTCAATTCGGTCATCCTCACGCTTCAATTTGAACCCACAACGAGAATAGAATTCACTTCTTTTATCAAATCCAGCCATCTCATAATGTAGTCCGTAATCAAACAAGTGATCGTCAGCATATAGCGCCAATCCAACCTCGTTCAGGAAGGCACGCCAATCCAACTTACCAGTATTCTCATAATAATATGACATCTGCACTATTATATGCGCTATCATGTTATCATAAGTAGTACTGGAATCACCCGATTTCATACCACCAAAGCGTGTAAGGAATACCTGGCCTAATGGTGATCTCAGGAACGTGTATATTGCGTTGAAATAGTAGTGATCAAGCCTCTCCGCGAACTCCCGGCGTTTATGCTCAGGCATCCGAGGATCAATGCAACCAAGTCTGACCCTTTGACAGAGTCTTCTAAGCTGTTGCATAAAATTCTTGTCCCACTTCTCAACGTCTCCCATTCCTTTAGTCGGTTTCCCCAACGGAGATGATCTAGAACGGTCAATCAACTTAATGAGGCCGTCAAAACCACCAGCCGTAAAGTTGGAACCAACAGCAAAAATGGGATGATTAGCACTGGACATCGCTTTATTAAAAGATTGAGTGAGCCGCATCGACGAAAATGTCTCTGGCGCGGTAAAACACTCAAAGCAGCGCTGATCTTGCGTCTGTAT